TTGGCTATCGAAAGCGTTCCACTGGAAGTAATAGGTCCTCCCGTCAAACCAGTTCCGCTTGCAACTGAGGTTACAATTCCACCCGTAACTATTAAAAAGCTTCCATTCTGATAGAACTGGAATTGATTCGTCGTGGTATTATAAATAACCATTCCATTTGTTGGAGTCAGCGCTGCGATTTGAGTGGCAGTTAACTGTGTGACTAAATATGCAGACATTATTTATTTCCTTTAACCAATTATTACCCATGCAAAAGAACTATTATCAGTAGAAGAAGACGAAGTAACAACGAATCCTGTTCCTGGAGTTTGAGATGAAATACTCAAAATGCCAACAACGCCTGTTCCGAATGTTGTGTTTGTCGTAAATATCTTAGAACTTGCAGTTACTTGAGTTGCTGAAACAGTTAATGTTCCAGCAGTTAGGGTTCCTGAACCAGTTGTCGGAGTTGTTCCACCACTTCCATTGCTTGCCGCTGTAAGCTGACCTTGAGCATTTACCGTGATATTGGCATTCGTATAACTTCCAGCCGTTACAGTTGTATTAGCAATTGAAAGCGTTCCGCTAGAGGTAATAGGTCCTCCTGACAATCCTGTTCCACTTCCAACACTGGTTACTGTTCCAGAACCAGCAGATCCATTACTTGCCGAGGTAATCTGTCCCTGAGCGTTTACAGTGACAGTGGCAAGAGTATAGGTGCCAGGAGTAACAGCTGTATTAGCTAGAGAGATGGTTCCACTAGTGGTAATAGGACCACCTGTCAAGCCGGTTCCTGTCCCAACCGACGTCACGGTTCCAGAGCCTCCACCAGTTCCCCATGGAACCCAAGCAAGCGTATTTGCGTTCCAATAATAAGGAGCATGATTGGTTATATCATAAACAAGCAAACCATCAGGCACATTACCTGGAATTGCGCTAATAGTTGTACGATTCATCTGACTCATCTGAGGGGGCAAGAAACCCTTAACTGTAGAAAAGATAGAAAATATAGCTAGATTCGCAAAGTCATTAGTTGTGTTTCCAACAACAACATTGGTTCCTGTTCCTCCTGTACTTCCCAAAACCAGTGTATTAGAAGTAGAAACAGTAGCAGAAGCACCAATGGCGGTTGCATTTGTTAAGTTTGGTGAAATCGCATCTGAGCCAGATCCAACAAAAGTACAATTAGAGTTAGTACTTTGCGTTAAACCTGCATTAGACCCAATAGCTGTATTGTTCCATCCAACAGCACTTGGCAAAGCCATTCCGATGTTAGCATTTAATGCCTGAAATCCAACTGCTGTATTAAAGCTTCCAAGAGTGGTTTGAGTTAAACAACTATTTCCTAAGGAAACATTGCTTGATCCACTAACAGCTAGAAGCGTTCCTCCTCCAATTCCAACGTTTCCTTGACCTGTGGCATTTTGCTGAGCAAGAACACCGATTGCGATATTAGCCGATTGAGTTGTAATGGTATGTAATGCATTAAAACCAAAACCAACGTTATTACTTCCTGTTGTAACCGCTGATAAAGATCCCACACCCAGTCCGATATTATTTGTTCCAGGTGTAACCAACATTGAAATAGCGCTTGGGTTTCCAGCACCATCAGTTACGATGACGCCAGGCCCTGGAAGAGATCCTACACCACCAGTTCCAAACTTTGTCCATGTAAATACAGGAGGAGGGCCTGCTGATGTTTGAGAACAGTAATAGACTCCCTGCCCATGATTGAACAAATTGGATCCACCCGATCCACCAGTTCCATCTGTCACAAATATTTCCATACCAGCAGCAGCATTTTGCGTAGTTGCACCTGTTGGATCAGATACAAGATTCAAAAACGCAGCTGTTGCTTGCGCTGTAGTCAAATTCGGCAACAGAAAGGCAGAATCATCTGATGTCAGCTGCAAAATAGTATTAGGAACATCGGGCGTTCCATAAGGACCTACGGCAAGCCTATCTAAATGAGTTGGGTGCTGAGCAGTCGGTAGAGTGGTGATTGCCATTTATTATCTCCTTTAAGGTTGAGTTTGCCATTGAGCATTTTGCAGAAGCGTCAGTCGTACGTTTTCTGGAAGAGCAGGCGGTGGAACTACATAAAAATTTGACGTCGTGGTTACCTTTGAATAAGGGGGATAATCAATCGCCCAATTAACCAAATTCGTCGTTATTTCTTGAGGGAAGCGTGGATTAGTTAAAGGGACCGGATCTGGCTTTAAGAGAGGAGGTCTCAATTGTTCATTAGGAACATCCAAATGATCTCCAGCTGCTAAAAAACCAGTCCAAATAAGAGCATTCCCACGCCATTCAAGCTGCTTATTGAGCTGTTGATGTTGATAAACAAAATCAGAATTGTCACAAAGAGCAACACCGACCGGATCTTCCGGATTAATGAAAACATTTTTACCTTTAGGACGATAAGACATTAGTTAATCCCCACCCATTCTCTTAAGTAGCTTCCATCAATGCGCAGAGGAACACGTTCACTGTCTTCAGAGGCTGCCAATGCAAAAGCCTCGTCATAAAGAGCTTTCAATGTTTGTATTCTGTCTGGCGCATATTTAACGGCAATCTTGAACGCGATTCCCGCCACCAAAGGTTCATAAAATCTTTGAGGAACCTCAGCTAGATTCAAGAAGGAACCAATATCTTCCAACATTCGAACTCTTGTAAAAAGAAGAGTCAAATTTTGAGGAGTTGCATTCAAAGGAGAAGCAACCGCATTATAATATTGATAAGGAACAGGCCACAAATGAATCAAAGGATTGATTTGACGATCAAACCAATAAGTAGTTGGAATCCCTGTTTGATCTTTTTGAGGATAAGCTAAATATTCAGATCTTGATATTTCACCTAAGATAATATCTTGAAGATTATTATTAAAATAAAGTTCTTGTATATCTAATGTTGATCCATCAGTCTCAACAATCCTAAAATATCTATATCCCGTTGTATTAAACAACTTAAACCAAATTATTTGCCCCTTAGGGAAAGCAGGAGAATTATTAGGAGGATAAGAATAAGGTACGGAAAGAGCTTGGGCAGAATTCCAATTTGTTCCATCATTTGAAGTTTCAAACTCTAACTTGTAATTGGCGTCTTCATTTGATTGTACACCAACTAAAGACAAACATATCTGAATAGGCGTCGGAGGAGTTGTTGGATTTTGACCATAATCATATTGAATAGCTCCATTAGGCAACGTTTGCATACAAGAAGTTGTAGGATCCCCATCAAATGCATTTTTAGCGATTCCATTAGGAGTTGTTGAACCTGGAATATAGGAAGAAGCCGTCCCATTCAATTGACGCGTGCTAGTTCTTCTGCAAACATCTAAAACCTTACTAGTTGGGATAGGAAGCTCGTAAACAGCCTTATTTTGCACCATATTGATCATCTCAATATTAGTGCTCCATAGGTTTAATCCCTTATTGATCCATTCAGACAAAAGAAGATTCGCGCTTCTTTGAGCTGATTGAATCTGTTCGGCCGTAATTAAATCAGGAAGAATGCCAATTCTTTCAAATGCATCATCAATGAATTGCTGAACAATTGTATTTTCAAAATTATAAGAATTCGAAGCAGTTGGCATTATTTAATAATTTCCCAAACAAATAAGTCAATAAGTGACTACCCCTTGTGGAACCCCTTTAAAGTTTCAGCGAGATTTGCTCTCTTTCTCAAAAGAGGATTTTTAGAATTCTCTGCCTTCTCTAGCTTTCCCTCAGGGATTTTTTGGCCAGCTGGCACATGCAATTGCTTGTGAAGCGCTCCTGGGCTTTTAATCGCACCTTGAATCCACATTTTCTTTGCTCTACTCATTATTAAATTCCTTGCTGACAAAATATTGCTGTAAAGTTCGTTCCGGGTTGGCCTGCCTCAACAAAAATAGCTATATAATTCAAAAGGCTGGCATATCCAAATGCCGATATAGTTGTCCCAGACGCCATTGTTGAAACCGCATTCACAAGATAACTATTGGGCAATGTAGGTGGCTCACCATCAAGATAAGTAGGCGGATAAACCAAGGATGGATCAAATAAAGATCCAAAACAACCATATGCTATTGTTCCTCCTCCATTAACAACAACTTGAACTGCAGTTGAGGAAGAGGGATGATTAGTATATGTATTCCATACAAAGTAGTGAGTATGTCCCGTTACTCCCCACCCAGCACTAAAAGTCGGAGGAAGAGGAAAAGTTCCCCCTGTTGAAACAATAGAAATAGAGGTAACTACATCAAAATAAGCTGTAGTTTCGAATGAACCTCCAACTAAAGCAGTACTTGGAAAGACAACAGTTAATGGTTGCGTTTGATATAAGCCCGTTATAGTAAATTGGAATCCTGGAAAAGCTCCTGTGCTCGATGAAACCGTAACTGTCCTAGAAAATCCTGGAAATGGCTGAAGCCCATAAGGTCCATTTAAAGGAATGTTTCCAGGTGCAGTTACAGTTTGATTTACCATCAAAGCTTGAGGATTTTCTGCAGGCCAATTATATATAACGGGTCTCATATATTAAGCTCCCATGTTTCCGTAAGCGGCTCTTGGGTTAGAGACACCGAAGGAATACCGCTCAACTGCTTTCGCCATAAGGTTGTCTGTTGCAAAATCGGTATAGACATCAGTTTCGATTTTTTCACGAACATAATGCTTGAAACCGTCAGGTGCATCAGTGAACAAGAACCATGCGGTCGGACTCGTCAAAAATTGATTGGTTCTATACCCTTGAGGGACTGCAGACAGATTGTAGATCGCGCTTATATCGTTATCAGCTGTTTGAGTTCTGAAAGAAGATTCAAGCAAACGACAAGCAGTAAATTGAAGTTGTGGAGGCACAATCAATTTCTGAGGTTTCGTCATAACGATCAATCCAGCTTGATTTCGGAATTGTTGAGTCTGTGTAATCGCAGTCTCGAGTGAGGTTTCACTCAATTGAGCAGCTACAGATGTATTGCTCAAAACTCCAGTATCAATTGGGTGCAAAGTGCTGAAAACGGGCTGCCCGTCACCAATCGGGAATGCCCCATTGAATCCATTATTCAAAACAGCAGCTCCAAGAACTTCTTTGGTTTGAGCCATAGAATTTCGAAGTGCCTTTGCTTGAAGTGGAAACCTTGTTTTATAAAGGTTATCCAACAAAGCCTGTCTTGTGATAATGAAACCAAGAGCCAAGTACTTATGCACATAGTTTGTGATAATTCTTTGACCCATATCGTCCATAGCAGTTGCAGCGCCTTCAGCTCGAATTTGAGCAAGCCCCAACATCTTCATTTCGACTTCGATTTCAACAGCCTTATCGGATTCGTATACTTCATAAAATTCAGACCATTGTGCGGGGTACATTGGATAGTCCCCAAAAACGGCAGCGAGTCCAGGTCTTAATAGATTCGCTATTTCGCCAGTATTAATTGCCATTATTTATTACTCCTTAATAAGCGATTCTGGAAACTTGAACAAAAGTCACATAAGAACCAGTCACTGAATTGAATTCTTGAAATTGCCCAGTTCCACCATTATTAGTACAAATCACAATTCCTATTTTGGCCGCTGATAGAAGAGGAACTACTACAGCTCCCTGCATGTTGTCTCCTGTTCCTCCAGTAATGGAGAAATCCATTAAAGTAGAACCAACGTATGCATTTGTAGTTGGATTATAAACAACAGCATACATAAAGAATTGGGTAGGTCCTCCAGTCGTATTTTCAATCTGTGCAGTTGCATTAACTAAATAAGATCCTGAATAAGGAATATCTATTAGTCCCGCAATTACAGGATCCAAAACAATGCCAGATCCAACACTAGGAGCTTCAGGAAGAACAAGCTGAACAGGAATAAAACCAGAGGTGGGCCCAGCAACGGGAAACGCAGTATTGTTTACAGGAAAAGGAACCGCCGGTGTTAATGGCGGAGACCCCACTCCAGCTACGGTAAATGAACCAGTTAAAGGACCACTAAAATTACCTTGTCCTGGACTTGCATTCTTTAGAAGATGATTGTTTGCAAGTACCAGTACATTATTATAAGCACCAGGCCCAACCAATGTTCCATTAATAGCAGGTTCTGCTACCGCAAACATATTTCCAGGTTGTGGAGTTAAGGAAATAACCTTAAATACAGAAGCTGAAGAAGTTGTTGAGGTAGAATAATCTAAATAAAAACCTGATTTCTGTGAAAAAGCATCACCCGCAGGAGGATTTGTTGGGGGAGATGGATTTAAACCAGGAGAAACTCCGCTTCCGCCCACGCTAACATTATAGTTAAAAAACAAATCTGTAAGACGAACACCAGAAGTAAGTGCATTATAATTCGAAACCTGAATATTAAATAAAACCCAAGGATCATCACAAACACTTACAAAAGCTGGTCCACCATTAACGGTTACAGTTCCAGCTTTCCACATATCCGCTGTGACATAATTATTATTCACATCATAATACTTAACTCCTTGAAAAACACCCATAATTGGAAGCCACGAAGCCGCGATTGGAGGATTAACGCTTGTGTTGGGCGGACTATAAGCAAGTCCAACATTCCCATTTCCAACAAAAGTTAACGGATCTCCATTAAACAGAGAAGTTGCATATCCACTAGGAATAGGATAATCATTAGTTGCGCCATTCCATAAGGTCCCATCAATTCGTCTGACGGGTTGTAATCCTTGGGACGCATTCGTGCCATAAGACATAGAATATCTCCATAAAATAATAAAAAATTAATTGGCAAAGCCAACACAATGTTAATATTCGATATTTTATGGATATACCGCGAACCGGAGAGCTGAACTCCCCTCGCGATTTAAGACCGTCTCGCTCGACGTGTCATATTATGAGTATGACTCTCACTCAGATTAAAATCTGAGCCAGCGATTTAATGTCTCGCCCGACATTAGTTAATATTAAACAACATTAATCAAAAAAAGACAATAAAATTTATCAATAAAAAAATGAATGAATTCGCTTATGCGTGGGAAAACTTGGGAAAAATTAAACTTTCTAATAGGCACAAACACTGGTATATAAAAAAACCAACGCAATAGGCAAAAAGGAAAAAAAGCTATGACAATAAAGACAGAAAACGAAGTTTCAATGGATGCAGAGGCTCCCAACCAGGCTGTACTAAAGCAGAAGCGTGGATTTGCGGCGATGTCGCCTGAAAGAGTTAAGGAATTAGGGAAAAAAGGAGGAGCAAGTAGAGTCGCCCAATTAGGACGCGAAGGATATGTAGCCATAGGAAGAAAAGGAGGAGCCGCTAGAGCTGCTCAATTAGGACATGAAGGATATGTAGCCATAGGAAGAAAAGGAGGAGCCGCTAAAGCTGCTCAATTAGGACATGAAGGATATGTAGCGATGGGAAAAAAAAAGGAGGAGCCAGTAAAACTGCTCAATTGCGTAAAGAATAATTAACAAATCATAAAAGTAAAAGCTGCATCAGCCAAAACAGGTGGACTAACACTCATATTGTAGGTATAGACAGTTGCTTGAGGATAAATTGCCGATGTTGTAACAGGATTAAATGAGTAGATGGTTCCACCAACAGGAGCACATGATCCCACTATCACATCCGCTGTTCCTGTTAAGCTGGTATAATTAATTAAATACGTTCCTGTCGTCATAGCTGGTTTAACTATTCCACTCACATTAGAAGTTAGATAATTAGGAGCACCACTTGAACTAACATTCCCTGCCGCTATTAAAACTTGAGGAGAATCGATTGAATTAGCAGAAAAGATAACTTGTTGAGAACCATCGCCTACATTCAGATTGGTGTGGGCCGGAGTCGTTGTTATGGTGTGGCCAGACAACACAATATTGCCGATCGTAACAGGTGATACGAAAGGATTTATCAAGCCAATGGTTGGATTTCCGGAAATCCCCTGAGGATTTGTAATGGAAATATTACCCCCATTAATAAGAGTGACGGCCGAAAATGTCTTAGTTCCGCTATTGTATGCCACAAGCCCTGAAGTTGCTAACCCAGAAACTGCATCCAGATTCGGAGATAACATAAACGAAAATCCCCCACTAGAAGTAATAGAAGCAGGTGTAATGGTTAGTGATCCACTCGGATCTCCTGTCATAGTTAAACTAGTGATAGGACCAGAAGCTCCCAAAGCTATAGGTAATTTCCTCCAAGTTCCAGCAACCGTTGTATTATCACTAAGATAAATATAATACGCAGTTCCAGGAACAATTGTGAGCAGAGGAGCATTATCAGCTGTATTAAGTTGGAGACTATAAGCAGTTGCTAGATTATTAATAATAAAATTGGTGCCAACAGAAACAATTCCAGCAGGAGCAGCAGGAGGACTTGGGTTAGTTGCAACTGCCGGCAATGTAAGAGTCAATCCAGCTCCAGTTGGCGTTACATCCATAATACTAGCCACAACATTCGCCGTATCCTGAAATGAAGTTGGCCATTGCAACTGTAAATTTGCAGACAATGTTATGTTAGCATAAGAACTAAATGCTGGACTAACTTGATTCCCACCAAAAATATTTGTATAAGTAGACATTTTATTCTGTTACTTCCTCAAACTGCATTTGAAAATTTTTACCTTTTATAGGCACATCAATAATTACTATTTTATTTGTAATGCTCTTATCTTTTGATTCAAAATCTTCTTTGTTTTCTTTTTCTATGCTTTCCATTATTTACCATCCATATTTAAGAATACTTGCTGCTATTATGAATAACCTTCATAGGCATAGAAGGATCATCCATAAAGTGGTCTTGACCAGGTAGAGTATTCATCATCTGATTGGTTTGCTCTTGACGAGATTGTCTTTCGATTTGCCCATACTTCTTATCTCTTTGATGTAAAATCAACTCTCTGCGTCTAATATAAGCCGGCATATGCCCTCCTCCACTATAAGCGGAGGCTAAATCAGGTCTGTGTTGCGATGTAACAGGTTCCCAGCCTTTCATAGCAGCTTCGTCTAAAGAATAATGATCTGGATTCCCCATAAGGCTTTCACGAATATAACAGTAATCTTTATCAACTGGAATTGTACTTGGATCAATATCTAGAAGATTCTTTGAAGTCATAGTTAAGTGCGATTTAATAATTGCATCTCTTTCCTCAGCAGATCTTTCTTGAAACTTTCGTGTTTCCTGGAATCTATCTTTAATGTATTCTCTTTTATTGGCCATAAGTATTTCTATCCCCTCTCTTCTTCATGTCTTCTATTTTGTGCTTCAACCAGCTTTCTTCAGACAACCCCGCATTGCGGGCCATGAACTTTTCATCCTCCGTCAAAACATAACGTTCTTTAGGTTTTGAGTTAGAATATGACGAATTCCCCCTACTTACAGGAGAAACATTATTGTAATTTGATTTGTTATTAGAATTTGATCTATTACTATCAGAGTCTGAAAAATTACTTCTTATAAAATTATTTACCTCACTTATATAAGCTGGTGAAAAATATTCATGCCCTCTACCTTGCCTATATAAATTTTCATCCAATTCCTTTGTAAATTGATACAAAGTATTAACCTTATTTGGATCATATTCTGGCCTAGCAGGATTCATCCAAGGATTTGCTTTAACTAAATATTCTGCTTCAACAGGAACATCTACTTCAGGAGTATACTGAGCAATAGGAGGTGCCGAATATTGATATTGCTTGGCAATTTCAGCTTCTTCAATGGCATTTAGATACTTCTGTTTTTCATAATCTCTTTCTGTCTGCTTATTTTTGATTGTCTCCAATCGAGCAACAGCTGTACTAAGATCAAAATCAGCCTGCACAGCTAAATCTGTGTCACCTTCCTCTAATGCGCGTCGTTTATTTTCTCTAGCTTGTTCAATAATATGATAGACATTTTGGTCTGCTTGAGCTAAAGCCGCATCAGACGAATCCGTTGCATATCTATGCAATTTATCCGCCTCAGACTTCCAATAATAAGCAGCATCTTGCCAATCTTGAGCTTCCTTAAGAATTCGATATTTTTCTTTCTGAAGTCTATGAGTTTTATGCTTATATTCTGCGTTTATTTCATTTGTGAAGTTATCTTCTGGGTTATCTACAATCTGAAAAGAAGTGTTTTCTAAATTATTTTCTGATTGATCTAAATTATTATCAGTTTCCATAAATTAATTCCTCTTTACATAGGTTGGATCTTCTAATCTAGGAAGAAGTAATTTATCGTCATCTATTATCATTATTTGAATATCTCTATAAGATTGCTGTGTACCCTCATTTCTATTAATAGATACGATGTCTCCAAGTTTTATCCAAGGACCTGAGCGGAATCGTGGATGTTCATAACAATCGGGCCCCATAGCAATTACTTTTCCTGAAATAGAATTAAATTTCTTAAATTCCATTATTGTATCTGGGATAAAAATCCCTCCTGCCGTTGTATTGGGTTCGATATATAGCTGAACTATAAATTTATATCCCGCAACCGGAGGCGGAAAAAAACCTAATTCTCTCACGATATTTCTTCTCATTATTCTATTAACATCCATTCCTAACATCAAATTTGGATTGTATGACTTTAAAATACTTTGAATTTTATCAACTTGATCCTTAGAAAACTTATAGTGCTCAATTAAATTACTTCTACTAAAATAAACAAGATCTTTGATCTGAGTAATTCCAAGATATAATAAATCAAACAAAAGATCTTCGTCTTCTATGAAATTATGAATATTATGCACCATAAGGAATGATGTGTCTTCTTGCTTGGAATGATCAATAATTTTCAATCCTTCTGGAGCTATCGCTTTATTACTCACCCAGTTCCTCTCTTTCTTCTTGTGGAATATGTTTTTTATTTAATTCAGGAGATTTTCCCATTTGGAACCTATCATAAAGATCATCAAGGATAATCGTAAAATGATCGTAAGCATTTAGCTTCCCACAATTAAAACGATAATCCTCATATGACCCACAGTTTCCCATTCTCAAATGCTTTATAACGTCTATTTTTCTTTCTTGAAGAGAAATTCGAATAGCTTCATAAAATTTATGTAACAAAAAAACCTCTATCTTCTTATATATAGATATTAATACATTTATACTTTATTAAAACCATTTTATCAAAGTTTAATATATTAAAACTTAATAAGTTTCACTCAAAGTTCTTGTTCCTCTTTTACCTAATTGCTTTCCAGTGGGAGTCATTTGCCCATGACGCATCTTTCCAACGCCTCCCATGGCATATCTGCCACGACGAGCTTCATGTTCACCATGAGAACGTTTGTCTCCATACCCTCTTTCCCCATGAGGAAAGGTTTCAAAGTTCAAAGCAGCACTCATTCCGCTTTCGTTACGAGTTCTGGTTGAATGATGACCATCATGGTGATGATGAGCTCTGCCGCCCCTTCTCATTGGGGTGCCCATTTCTGGGTGCTCTAAGCCCATCTTGGCTCTGATTTGACCAGCGCCCATATTAGCAAAAGGATTGGGCAGTCCCATTCCCTGGTGCTCTTCAACGGGGAATCCTTGTTGAGTTTGCTCTTGATGCATGGGTTCTTGAGGAAGATTTTCTTCAGGCATTCCCAGAGTCATATTGGAGAATGGATCTTCTTCCACCATGCCACCATCCGCGTAACACCGTCCCCTACGATGTCCCGAATGACCACCCTTTTTTAGATGACCACCCAGATCATAAGCTCTGCCATGTTCTTTATCGAATCCACCTTCTGAATAATGCCTGTGATGAGGGTGATGAGAATGCAAACTCCCACCTCTTTTAGCAGCACTTTCCCTTTCATCCGAGGGATAATCTTCTCTATTTCTGCCATAAGAAGAGCTTCCTCTATCTGATTCCGGATACGCATATCCCCCTTTTGACATTCTACCACCAACGGCCGCATTTGGAACTGAAATCCCATGCGCTAGAGCTTCACCGCCATGTGTATGACGCCTTCTGTGCGATCCCGAATGAGGCACCCTATACTCTCGTCCATCTCTTTCCATTTGCATTTCATGAGGAATATAAAGATTTGTTAGATGACCTCCTTGAATCTCATGTTCTGAAGGATAGCGTTCTCTATGCCCATGAGGATGTCTCTTCTTAGGCATGCCCTGATGCTCATGATGACGTTCACGAGAAGCTTCAAAATGCTCTACGTGGCCACCCCTTTTATATTCACGCATAGGAGTTCTAGAAGGTGCTGAGGCGCTCGATCTTGGCGACATACTAGTATTAGCGAATTCTCCTCCAAGCATCTTTTGTGCTTTGGCTCTCATATTATCGGTACCATGGTAACCGCTCATAAATTTGTATAAAGTAGCATCAGACATTATAGTCTCCTTGTTTGATAAGTAATTAATTAGTATTTATAAGTTTTAAATAATCTTCTCTTGGTATAATTTTTCTAAATTCAGAAATTTCAGATCTGAATTCACGATAAATATCATCCAAAGATCTTCCTTTTATTAATTCTCTTTTAATCTTGCAGCTAATAGCTACGTATCTTTCCAGCGCATCGTTGCAAGCCGTCTTTGTCTCTATGGTATACGTATGAAGCGGATACTCGCTTCTAATTTCAATATCCCCATCCATTGTAATATATTCACTCATTGCTTAAATCTCCGCTGGTGAATTTTGAAACATATTTTGTTTGTCAACTTCATGTGAGTGCTTAATCAGATCTAGTTCTATTTTCATATTTTGAATTGCTATGTCTGTTTCATTCTTTTCATCCGCTATTAACTTTTGAATATCAGTTTTATACTTATCCAACTCTAGCTTCATCTTTTCTTTCATCAAGTCTGTTTCAGCTTTGGTCTTTGCAATCTCTTGTTGCTGCTGAATGTCCGCCAACATGAGAGTTGATTGATCGATTTGAGGTTGTGGATTCTGTTGAGCCGCCATCTGCTCTAACTGTTGTTGCTGAAGTTGTTGTTGCTGTTGTGTTGCCATTGCAGCTCTTAAAGCCACTTCATTCTGGATATTTGGATCTTGCATCTGATCTAAAGGAGGCAACTGGATGCCCATATGCATTTGCATTTCAACATAATATTGCATCGCTTGATGTTCATGGATTAACGACTGAATAAGAGGATTCTGTCCTTGAGGATCAGCACCAGAGAGAACCGTAATGTGAGACGGATGGTCCTGCCAGATAGCTGCCTTTGACGCCTTTCCTTGCATTGCATTCATAACTTCATGAATCGGATCAACTGTTGGCGATTCTTGAGGAGGCGGTAAAATCTGTTCTATATTCTCCATCTTCATTGCTTCACATGCACGCAAATGAACTTGTCTCATGTCATAGAGTTGAGGAGCCTTTTCAGCTATTTGAATTAAAGAAGATGCCTTGATTAATCTATGAGAAGAAGTATTAATAGAAGGATCTGAAACAGGAATAATACGAATATTAGGAGTAAAATCTTGTCGTGTAACAGAATTAATCTGTCCTTTAATCGGAAACGATACAGGATTCTCTGGAAAGCTTTGTGCAAACAATTCATAAAGTAATCCAAATTCTCGACTTAATGAGATGTGAAGTGATCTTAAAATGGAAGATTGAACTAAATTTGCAACCTCTAATAAAGCTAACGTTGTTCCAACTGCTGCATTTTGTTTGTCTTCTGCGAGTTGAGTATCTGCAGTCAATGCTAGATTCTGTGTTTGTTGTATTAATTCTTTTCTGAGTTCATTTAAAACCTGAGACGGCTCTCCATAAGGCATTGGCATAATTGCTTGCTGAATCGGCAACCCACCTGTCTCAATATCCCAGAACTCACCTGGTCCTATGGGTTTGTCATTGAACTCAGTTCGAAGGCCCTTTACCTTTAAACCACCAGGAAAGTTCTTCAAGGTTCCAGCATCAATTAATTGTCTCAAAACACTCGTTAAAGCAACTGCATTGCTCCCAAGAAGATGCGATAATCCTAATCCATACAATCCAAATCCTGGTAAGTAATTATATTGTATGAAATAATTCTTTCTTTTAAATAAAGAGTCTCCTTCTTCCCAGTTTCTTCTAATTGATAATATTTTTCTTGTAGATTCACAAATTGATACTATATATGGAAGAGGCAATTGCTCTTCCTCCATTTTTTTACTTCTATCTTCTATAACAAGATCTGTATGAACTTCAAATATCTTGAAAATAGATTGTTTTTCATAACTTCCTGTTTGAATACCTTCTAATTTCTTGATTGTTTTAGTCGTTTGAAGATTTTCGTCTTCATCTTCGTCATTAAGACCTTCCAGAGACATCTCTCTATAAAAACCCGTCATTTGACGCATCTTAATATCTTTCTTCGTCAACGACAGAACATGAGTTAAACGACTAGAGCTTAAAATGCTAACACAACTATTATTTACAATGAAATCTTGAGGATCAATAAATCTAGCAACTGGTTTTTGAGTAATGGGATCAACGTATACTTTTCTAAATGCACATCCAACTATACCCAAATAAATCAATAGTCTCTCAGAGTCTGAATAATATTCTTTGTCTTCTTCAGTTAGATAATAATTCATCCAACTCTTAATACGATCCGATTGTTGTTCCAACTCTGGATTTGGATATCCTAATAATTCACATTCGACAGGTCCTTTTTGCGGAAATAATTCTGCGCGCGCAGTTGCATAAAAACGAATAAGAGAGGTAGAAAGAGTCGTATCAACAGCACGACAAGCAGAAATAAACGGAACATCTTTGAATTCTTCTAATTTAAATCCTAAATATTTAATACCCTTAAGATAAGCCTGTTCCCATTCAACTCTAGATTCTTTGTCCTGGACTATATCCTCTAGTAGTTGCGATCCTATTCGCTCTAGTTCAGAAGGATTAAGTGTTTCAGCTAGATTCTCTCCAAAATTCACCTTTCCAAAATTTGGATAAAGTACATTCTCATCCTGATCATCGCCCATTTCATAGACACTAGAGCCATCCGGAAGATCTTCTATCTTTACAAAAGGAGTAGAATTTAATGTGTCCACGAATAAGCATCACTTTTTGAGAAACAACTCATCCTACTTTACAACTAATAAATCATCTTTTGAACATATTATTTTTTGATAAAATATGATTACATCAAAATTCGTCAGTAATATTAATAAAACCTCAAAAAAAAGAAAGAAGTGGAATGCTAACAAAAGACATAGAATACGACTTGAATGCAAAAAAATTCAGTTCCCACATGCAAATGTATAACGAAATAAATTGTGAATCTTGGATTATAAATATTCCTTATTTATCTATATATACTAGAATGGAATTAATAGAAATAGGCATAAGAACTATGAGAGATCTTGTTTCTTGGACACGTGAAGAATTTGAACAGATAAAAATACACAGAAAATATCCAGATTCCAGTGGCTTAGTTACACCAATAAACCAACAAACAATATCTGAGATCGAAAAAATGTTTTTAATAACAAAATTTAAATTCGGCATTCCATTAGAGGATTTTTTGAAAATGCAACGCGAGGAAAAAATGAATGAAGATCTTAGGGATTGATCCAGCTCTAACTATAAGTGGTTGGGGGCTCATTGAGAATGCCCCCAAACCTCTTTATATTGCTCATGGATTGATAAAGACCAATCCAAGAGAAACCATTGAAAAAAGACTTAAACATATTTACTTAGAAACCATGAAAGTTATAGAAGAATTTAAGCCTTCTCAAATGGCGATAGAGAAAACGTTTATAAACGTAAGTGGATCATCAAGTTTATTGCTCGCAATTTCTCGAGGTCCTTTTTTGCTGGCTGCCGCCATGAATGACATTCCTATAACCGAATACACATCTACTCATGTAAAAAAGACTATAACAGGGTATGGACACGCAGAGAAACATCAGGTCTACACTCTAATGAAATTTTTAATCAAGGAGTGCCCCGAAGACCTGACAACCGACGCATCAGATGCTTTAGCAATTGCTCTAACGCATGCTCATATTTATAAAGAAAACAAATGATACAGTTTTATAGTCGGAACAATATAATCCTTACCGAGAAGTATAGAACAGAAATCAATAATACACGGTAAGGATTATAATAGAGTATTCTTGGAACATTATTAAAAAACAAGAATACCCTTAACTTAATTGAGCTTTGGACAATTAAGTATTCTCGAATCCTAAAACAAATCAACTATTGAGTCAATAGAAAAACAGTCCCCCTTGTGTAGTAAATATATTTAGGAGATATTAAGAGGGGCTGTTTTGTAAACTCTTGATGTGTCAAGATCTTTAGTCTTAATCACATCAAAAGCATTTTGTACTAGATTAACGGTAAAAGTAAAGTACTCCTAATTTTGTCTCAACAAACACCAAAAATCAACCAATATATTCCTTAAGTCTTACTCTTCTTGCTCTCTCACAATCTCATAATGCCCACGAGCCACATTCCTTAACTTCCCTTCATGAAGAAGAGACAATATAGCATTCCGAACTTGCTTCTTGTCTTTATCAATCGTTTTGTTTAATCTCCGCATTACATAAGCTGGCTGTGCTGTCTTATTGTGATTTTGAAAGAAATTTAAAACTTCTTGCTTTGCTGAATCAAAGTCTAAAAAAACATTTTGTTTAGTGGAAATTTTTATTAAAGAATTAGATCGACTCAATATTACATCAATTTTATCTTTCAAATCTTGAATATTAAATTCAAAAACATCAACTATCCTTGATATTTTATCTTCTATACTACTTAATCTAATATTAATATCTTTTTGCGATTTATATATATTACTTATGTCATCTGAATCATCAGAACCTAATTTCTGAACACACCCATTTGGTTTATCTAACTCATTCAAAAGTTCCAACAAAGCACGCATTGACTCTATTTTTGTCTCTAATTCCATTTCATTTTGCTCCCGGTAGTTAAATTGTTTAGTCTACTATTCCATAATCTAGTATTAGATTACTTCGCTCTATCAAGTGCTGTGTAAATATCCGTCAATCTATTGCACATTCCATCAAATGTTTTTCCATGAGAATCCATATGCGCATTAAAAGAAGATAAGTTCTCATTAACTGCATTCAAAATGAAAGCCATTTGTCCTAGCATCTTGCTGATATGATAAGTAGGTACATCAATCGTGTAGAGAAAATTCTGTCCATTTAGATTGTCTTGCACCGTAAAAGTCTCATGTACAGGAATAGTGGGGGGTTCAGCAGCCTGTTCTTCTTGTGTTTCAGAATCTGATGCAGATTGTTCTAAAATCTCCTCAACATCAGTAATAGATGCCTCTCCTGTGCTAATGGGTGCGGCTTGCTCTTGAATAATTCCATTGTCTTCCATTTCTTTTTCCCTTTCTTTTATTTTAATAATTAATTCATCTATATTATTTTCTAAATACTCATTTACACAATACGTTATGTGTTCTTTATCTTCCATCCATTTAATTCTCCTTTAATAAATCGGTTTCTTAATTCTAATGCTTGTATCAGACCTGTCATCGTCACTTGGATGCATAATCCAACCAGACCGATTCAGTCTAATCAAAGCTTGCGTCATGGTGTCCACAAGGTCGCGATCAGTTATGCTAAGAGGGTTAAACTTAACGCACTCTTCTACCAAAGTTTCAGCAAATTTCCGTGGTTCCTTATAAAAAGGAGGCTTCCCCGGAACGTACACACGGCCTGCTTCTAACAGAGGCGTTATCATATGAACCCTTTTAGATTTGTCCCCATATTTTCCTGGATTAAATCCTATGACCGGAATTCCCGCTCTGGTTAATTCTTGTATTAAAGGTCCTCCCGTCATCTTCTCTTCTATTAACACATAGTCCGGTCTAAAGTTCGTGCTAGGAGTCAAAGTAATTTCCCCGTCATCTCTATAATCTCTATAAAGACGTTGTGCCATTACCCTTAGTTCTGGAAAACCTACGCGCCCTCTCCATAAACTTAACAAAATTAATCCGCGTGTGTCACCAGATATTTTGAATATTCCCCACGTAGTGCATGCAGAATAGCAATTAGATTCCTTTTCCCCATAAGCTGTATCCCAACTCTGCACCACATATTCAATGTCCGGAGGAGTTAATTTATCCCACAAGATAAACCAATGCCTCTTAATAATACCTCCGGCCATTGGGCTAGGTCGTTGCTGATATTGACCGGCATATCCATACTCCCCCAAATGAGACTTAAAACTCGCAATCTGTCTTGGGCCGATACGATCTTCGCAAAGCAATTGTCCCTCTTCAGTTCTTGGATCTTCCCACACTTCCCCATTAGGGAATGTGATCGTGCATTTGTTAGATGGATCAAACTCCATTGGCAAGATAAGCTTTAACCATGAATCTGCATTGTCAGAATTCAGAATCAATCCAGAAATATCTCTCTCGCCCACTCTTTGTTGAACCACAATACGAATGTCTTTCTTTGGATCCTTAGACCTGCTCGGCCATACCTGGTTCCACCAATTAGCAGCACCTTGTATTTTTACTTCTGAATAAGCATCATTCACATCATTCGGATCATCTGCAATCTTAATTGCAGCCCGTCGCCCAGTTGTAGCACCAGTAACAGAGGTTGCAATCCTATACCCAAAACAACTGTTGTAGAAGAATCCCTTAGCACTTTGATCTGAAGCCAGCTTAACTCTATCACCCCACCTTGATTGAAACCATTCAGACTCCAATAATCGTCTACACTTCAAAGATTGTTCCAAAGACACAGCAGCGGCATAAGATGCACACATGAACGTTTCTTCAACATCATGAATCCAACACCACACAGGGAACATAATGCTTATCAAGGTTGTCTTGCTAGTGCCTGGCGGGACATTGAACAAGCCGTCTTTAAACTCACGTCTAAAGAGAGATTCAAGGCATTTGCAGATAATCTCCATGTGCCAGCCACCAACAAAAGGGATATTCCCCTCAACAGACGGCCATGCTTGTTTAGTGAACTCGTACAGGGATTCTTCAGCAGCAAGCCTTGCTTCAAGGGCCTCTGCTACGATTGCTATTTCTGCTTCTGTGTATTCTCTTTCCACAAATTCCTTAAGACTAAGAACATTTGTTTAATATTTAATACACACTTACTTATTTTTCAATTAATAACGATATCCATATCATTCATTGATCGATAAACTTTTTCTGTTATCTTGTCGCTTCTTCTCTATTTCTTTTAAACGTAATTCATCAACAGGAAATATTCCATATTTTTGAGCATCTTCTTCATCTCTGGCCGGCAAGGACTCAACCCATCCCTGATAAGTAATACCGCCACGACCAAAAGACTTAGCTCTTATCCATTTACTTCCATTCCATTCACATACATAACCTTTGTCACGAATGAAAGCTTGTTCTCCTTCAGTGTTCGGCAAATTTTTAATCTGCTCTAGAGATACCACAGGAACATTTGCGTCTCTCGCCAGAAGTTCCTCCGCACACATGCCTCTTGAACTTTCTTCCAATTGATGTTTCCTTGCTAAGTTATACAGAAATTTTTTCGTCACATATCAAGCCTTTCCTCTCTCGTCCTCACAACACCAAAATTTCCCACGTATAGGTACAGGATAATTCTGTTGAATTCTTTTAAATATCTTAGAATACAATTCTTCATTCTGCATATTTATAAAATAAGACTCCCAGTAAATATCGCCGTAGTCTTGTTCATGTGTGTTGCCGTCTTTTGTGAACCCTAATCCCGCAAAATAATAATCACACACAACCATTTCAGCTATCTGTTTAAAACATTTGCTTAAGCAATCTATTCTATTTCTTAGATAATCAAATCCCATGTTATGAAAGTCGTTAGTCTCTTGAAGCGTAATTGCCAACATATTATCCGAACCAGGCGAAGTAGCTGTAAGTACATAATCAAGATAGGGTTCAAATTTCATATCAAAATCTATGTCAGCAAAAACTCCCTCAAATTGGCCGCTAATTCTTCCGTCATAAGGACCAGTAGGGAACCATTGAATATTTCTATTCTTTAAAACTTCTTCGAACTCTTCCTTAGTTTTCAATTCTTTACTCATTACATCCTCTTATCTGTTAGGGACAACATCCTCTTATCTGGTAGGGACAATGAGATTTGAACTCATGACTTCCTCTCCTAAAAATCTTGATAAGTGCTACTACCATCGCCAATCAATATCTCAATTCTTATTCCGAGTTGCTTTACCGCTAAGCTATGTCCTTATATATCTGGTTGGGACGACAGGAATCGAACCTATATTCACTGGTCCAAAGCCAGGTGTCCTACCTTTAGACGACACCCCATTATTTGTTTCTACTCAAAGAATCCACATAATAATCAAATCTTTTCTTCGACAGACTCAGCTTTTTTAAAGCTTTTCTTCCCTTATGTTGTTTAAATACAGGAGACAGAATATATTGTTTATAATCCGTTGAAAAAGGATCCTCACTAAATCTGATCCTTTCATCAATAAACTTACTATCCTTCATCTATTAACTCCATAATATCAATCAAGATGTAATCAAAGCATACTTCAATGCGTTGTTGAAAAATATGCTTCATGAATCTGATTAACCTGCTCTTCAATTTCAGGAAGATTTTTTAAAAACCATTCTTGAAACTCTTTGGGAGAATCTTCAAAAGAGATGGTCTTTATATCATCGGAACATTCTTCAAGTACAACCGTGACACCATTTTTGATTATCTTTTGCATAAAAACACTCCATTACTCTAAAATTGTCTCTGCCAATAAAAATCTTCCCAAAGGCGTAATATCCCTATGCAGCTCCTTCAGAATATCATCTAACATCTTTGCATCTGCTTTTTTACCCCAATTCTTCTTTCTTGCCTGTCTCTTTAAACGTCGAGGATCCAGTAACTTTTTCGTCTTATCTTCTATCATTCCAATCAAAAACCTTGAATATACATTCACCTACTTTAAAAACCCACTTATCCAACTTTTTATCATACTGACTCTCGATAAAATGATTGGGATTCTCTTTATTAATCACATCTAACAGAAACTCTTGAAATTAATCCTCTTTTTGAGAATACGCGTTCGTAGAGTACGTAACAATAAAATCTTCTAACTCATTTCGTTCGTCT